CTTTGGCTAGTTAGCTACAAATTTGTCACTAACGAAACGAAACGACGGTGAGGTCGATTGACAACCGACCAATTCCGTGACCTATATGGTAATCAGAAACTGCATTGTCGCTCTATGAGCTGACACGATTGAGGTGTGAACATTTTACCACACCACAATCTATTTAGCGGACACATCCCGCAGAATATCTACGGATGCTTGTAATAAGTATTCGCATACTTTTGTGTTTGTCCCCCACGAGAGTGGATTTGAGCTTGTGCTCAAAGTACATTTTAGGTGTAGATCTGGATGGACTACTTGCATGTCCAGCGTAATTGCTAAAATCCAGGTTAAATTTGGTTGCTTCGGCCAAAGCTTTGTTTCACCCACCACTATATAACACTAACCCTGCAGAGAGTGACCATTTGTGTTGTATAGTAAAATTCCTTGGCAGGAAGGTCTGGTGAAGACTAAAATAGGACCATCCTTTTATAGAAGTAGAACACTCCCATGATTATACGCTCATAATTTGTTGAGCCTCTATTTTTGTGGTCCTTGTGTTTGAAAATATGAATGAATGAAGTGTAGCGGAACCCTTGGCTCAAGCGTCCCCTGATTATTCTGAAATCTCAAACTCATTTAACAAAATGACAAGTATTTATCAGGCAAGAAAATACGAAGCAGAGATTTCGGAGAAGAGGGATTTGCCATCAGGCCCTCGCCGCATCCGTGAAACGGAAAATGCGCGAAAGCGCACTAACAAGCATTTGACAAAGGCAAAGTCATTTAGGTGCAAAGTAAGCACCAATGTTGAAAGTAGTACGGCGGATTTGGATGAGGAGAGGGTGGCTCTAGAAAGACAATTTGGAGTTTTGCAAGAAGTTGTGGACGGTGCTGGAGCATTTGTTGAGAATGTCACAGATGTGGCTGATGCATTGCGCATTATTGAATCAACAGTGGCAAATGCTAGGCGAGCTTTGGTTATGCAAGAGGATGACACTTTTGCTGAGACTATGGTGTCTCGGCTTGAGGCGTTACTGGTTTTTGTTTATTCTCTTAGCACGGTTTCTAGAACGCAAGACATGATACCATTGTTTGTGTTGTACCTCAAGACATGGGGACCTAATAAGTCCGTCTACGGCACAATTATGCGTTGGGCCAAAACATGGATTGACACCACGGCTGCTCTTGTTGCAGAAGATGAAAGTCTGCACTTACAGAGTGGACAGTGGTTCACAAACAATTGGAAATCTGTGACCCAAGGACCATTGGGTATTGGGGTTGGTTCACTTTTGACAATAGCTGTCATGAGTGGTATGGCGCCAGACAAGCTCGAGGATGGGATGTTGAATGACATCTACAAATCTTTGCCTTTTAATCCAGCAATGGCATCAAAGAAAGGCACAGTTCTTGAATTTGTATTCAGAACTTTGGATTGGGTGACTGACAGTGTCATCCCAGCAATTGACAAGCGTGATTGGTCTTTGATGTTGACTGATTCAGATACGGCGAAATTGGACGAGGCATATCGTGCCACGGTTGACATGGTCAACCGTTCCATAGCAGGACAAATGGACTTCATTGAGACCACTTATGGTGTGGGCTCTGAGGCTGAAATTTATACATATTTAGTCAAAACGTGTGAGGCTCATAAGTCGTATGCCGCAAGATTACCTAAGGACGATTTGCGCAGAAAGGAAGTGCTAGCGCGCCTCATGAAACTGGATAAAATCAGCTCTGACTATACTGCCACATGGCATGAGAAAGGGCTTAGAGAAAAGCCTTTCGCATTCTTTATGCGTGGTGGCACGAGTGTTGGAAAAAGCACCGCTGCGGGCATAGTAGCACATGCAATATGTGCTGCCAACAAGCTTCCTGAAGGAAAGGAGTACCGCTGTGCCTTGAATGGCAATGACAAGTACCAGTCTGAATTCAGATCGCAGCATGTGTACGTGTTGTTTGATGATGTTGGTAACTCTAAACCAGAAGTGAATGACAATGATCCAATATCTTTGGTCATTCAATTCATCAACAATGTGCATTGTGCAGCATTGAACGCAGAAGCCGACAAGAAAGGGAAGAATGACATTCGGTGTAAAATTGTTGGAATGACAACCAACACTGTAGACATCCACGCAGGGTATTACTCTGTGAACCCTGCATCCGTTATGCGGCGTTTTGACCTTGTCATTGATGTGGCCCTTAAAGCTGATGCTGTGGGGCCGAATGGAGGTTTGCACTCCAAGTTTGCTGGTGACAGCCAGCCTGATGCTTGGGAATTCACTCTGTATACAGTTCAGGTTGTGAGATCTGAAAGAGATTTCACCGCAGACAAATGGTTTTTGAAACCAGTTTTCGGTGAACTTGGGAAGCCGCAAGCCGTGTCGATAGTTGAATTGCTTGATTACTTGGAGAGTGAGACGCCTAAGTTTTACGAATTCCAAAAGAAAATTGTTGAAGCTTCTGATGAGCTCCACAAGAAAAAGCACTGTGAGTTTCACCCACTGTTTACGTTGCCTTGCAAGAAATGCCAGGTCGTGCCAGAGGATAAATTCGTTCCGCTTGACAAGCAAGCTGGCGTTAAACGCCAACTACCTGAGCTTGATGTATTCTTCATCGATCCAGCATTGTACGATGCGAGTGATGTAGTTGATGACACAGATGTTGTTGAAACACAATTGAATCCTGCACAGAGAGTGGCTAGAATTGCGTGCGAAAGCGTTGCAAATCTTGCTGGTCTTACAAAGAAAGTGCGTGAGACCGTCAAGAAACATCCATATGTTGCTGCTCTTGGAGTGGTGGCATGTATTGGTGTGGCTGGGTTCACGTTGTTCGGACGAAAAGAAGAGATGCAGCAAGAGAGCGGAGTTATTGCTCGCATTGAGCGAGCCGCAAAAGATCCTAAGGCTCTCATTGCAAAGCAGAACGTGTACCAGCGTGTATTCACAAACCGGTTGGCATGGCCAAAAGGTAGTGTTTCAACAACATTGGAAGCGTTTGAGCGGAGGATTGATTGTGCAATGTATCACATTGAAACTCAGCTTATTGATGAGGAAACACGCGAAGGTGTTGGTGCCATTAATTGGGCCAACGCTTATCCAGTTGGCAGCTGTTGCTGGGCTACTGTTGGCCATTTGTTTCCACGTAGCAAGAGTAGTGTGCGTGTGAGATTTAGAATTTCACCAGGAGTTGGCACAAAGAATGTTGTCGTTATGATGAATTCAGCATCTTTGTTTTTCCATCCAACCAAAGATTTGGTTGTCATGTATGTGCCCCAAATGGGGGACAACATCAATCTTGCAAAGTATATGCCAGGACCAGATTTTGAGTTGGATGTAGGATCACCACTCTTTGTGTACCACAATCATAAGTCACAGGCATTGCATGCCGAGGATTGGATAGAACCATCTCGGTACAAGGCAACAACCAAAGTTGATAAAATTGGAATGGTTGCCATCAATGGTGGTGGTGACCAACATTTGCTGTCATACACAGCAGATAATCATGATGGCATGTGCGGATCTTTGGTCGTGTTAGCTTCACGCAACCCAACAATAGTTGGGATGCATGTTGCTGGGAAAAATGACACAAAAAGGTGTGCTGCCGTTTTGCTTGATGCTGATTTCTTTGACATTGCCAAGAAACATTTTGGTGGAGTACTTGTGAAAGAGTCTTCCGCCTTGCCAGCCCAAGTTATGGGGCGTGAAGTATCCTTCAGCAATGAGGTTCATCCTAAGAGTGCTGTGCATTACATTGAAAGTGAAAACACTAGTGTTCAAGTGTTTGGTCAACATGATCAACCATTGAGCAAGTTCAAAAGTGATGTTGTGGTATCTCCTATGGCCCACCTTGTTGAGAGGGAATTTGGAGTCGAAAGACTCCATTTTGCACCACAGCGTGAGGCTGCCAGGCCTTCCTTTCATAAGTTTCTAACACGTGGCTCGATCAGTGAAGATCACAAAATTGTCAACCCAAAATATGTTGCTCTTGCTCGTGATGATCTCATGACTAAAATCACACCATACATTCCGAAAATTCGGGAATATGTGCATACAATTACATTTTATGATGCACTTAATGGTGTGCCAAGTGAGAAAGGATTTGAGCCTGTGAACCCAACGAGCTCGGTTGGCTGGCCATTGAATTGTCCCAAGTGGAAACTATTGGCACACTGTGAATTGGCTGAAGAACTTGGCCTTGACACAGTTCGTTTCGTCAGAAAAGTAGAAGTTGATGGACAAGTTCAGTATGTCTATGAATTGAATTTTGACAAAGAAATGTACGATGTGGAGCAACACGTTGATGAAATGCTCCAGTCATGGGCTGATGGTTTCAGACACAATGTCATCTTCCGGTGCAACTTGAAAGATGAACCAGTGACGAAGAAGAAAATTGACGCGAAGAAGATTCGTGTTTTTACGGGTGCTCCATTGCACTACGTGATTGCAACACGCATGATTCTGCTTGCTAAGTTCAATGTCATGAAGTGTTTTCCAACAGTGTTTGAATGTGCTGTTGGTGTGAATGCTACTGGTAGAGATTGGGCCTTCATGGTTGAGTACTTGACCAAGTTTGGGGACTCTCATTGTGGCGACGGTGATTATGCAGCATTTGATCAAACCATAGACCCATCCTTTGGGAAGGCCACAGCAGATGTTTGGAGGTGGATTTTGGAAGAGTGTGGTTTTGACGAAGAGATCTTGTCGCTGTTTGACGGAGTAGCAACTGAGTTCCTTTATCCCATCTTTGAAATGGATGGTCTAGTGTTCTCAGGTTTGTCACAGAGTCCTTCTGGTGTTTCCGGCACTGTTGAATGGAATTCTGGGAAAAATGCTTTGTTAACACGATATTGTTACTATGCCGCAAACAGAGATGTCGCGCGTATTCCATTGTATCATGAAGTAGTGTCCAACTTAACGTATGGAGACGACTTAGTGATGAATTTCAACATTCCAGCAATGGAAGCCAATGGCATTGAATTTGGTATGGCAACACTGAGTCAAGAACTCAGGAGGATCGGCATAGAATTCACAAATGCGTCGAAGGAAGTGCATACTGTCCAGTATAAACCACTGAGAGAATGCACATTTCTTAAACGCACTTTTGGACGGCATCCACAATTGGGTGAGTATGTTGGCGCCCTTGAAGAGGCGTCGATTTTCAAATCCTTGACTATGTCAAAGAAGCCAAAGCGTGGTCAGAAAGAGAGTCTAGCCGAAATTTGTGCGGGAAACTTGAACAATGCCTTGAGAGAATTCTATTGGCATGGTGAAGACAAGTATGATGAAGCATTACCCAAAATTCTGGCAATTGCTGCAGAGGCGGTCGATTTTGAAGGACATAAAGTAAAGGACTATTTTGTCCCTGTGACCAAAGATGAGATCAAGGCCAGTTTTCTGAGCACTTGGTGCTCGTATGATGCAGCAATGGCTGTGTTGACAGAGGAACCTCTCGACAGGCAGTCTGGCAGTTCTGTTCCAATTTTACCTGACATACTACAAAACGACAAATTGCGGTACATAACAGTGCCAAGTCAATACGTCGAGTTCCCTGGGCAGAGTTTCAAAGCTGTTATGCGAACCTTGCAAGCCAATCTTGATGCTGTGATTCCAGTTGTCAACAATCCCGCTCAATTTAATGTGCCGCAGGAACGACTCGCGGATATGCAAAATGTCGTGCAAGTGTTGTCTGGTGTCATGGAGGAATTCAAAGTAGCTGAGGAGGAACGTCTGCAGCATGAATTGGTCGTTAGATCGACAGCCCGGGCTTGTGCCAAGATGGTGCATACCAGTGGCATACATGTTGACGACTATGGAGGAATGTTTGATCAAGATCACATTCATTTTGGAGATTATGTCGTCATGATTGACATCTCCATGACGAATTGTATCTTGCCAAGGATGTACTCCTTTATTGAGGAGTACATAAAATGGTGCTCTGAGGATCAGTATGTGGAATTAGCAACTCCACAACATATGACCCTTATAGTGCCACTGTTGTATGCGTACAACAATGCAATGGATTGTAAATATTACGGGCCTCGAGCTCCAATACGTGCTTTCCATTTGCTCAGTGCATTGGCTGATGTGCTGAGCAAGCCAGACGAACCAATTTGGTTTGGAGACACTTTCGTTTTTGGCCCATTACCACACTGTACAGCTCAACAGATCCTCACGCGAATGGGTGATTTGTATGACTATATAGAGGCGGATTGGTGGCAGACGAGAGTGTTACGGGGGGGCGATGTTGACGTGGTGCGTCGTTCCGTTAACGGAACTACTTGCAGAGCAAACGTGTCACTTTCAACCGTCATTTCACGTGAGCTAGATGAACTTGAGTTTGAACTTGGGCATCAATGCATTTTTCCACGCTTGATGAACTTGTACAAAGAGGTGTTAGTTCTTGAAGCCACGTGTGCTATGGACAATCTCCCTAGTTCTATAATTTTGCCTGCATCGCAGGCATAGAAGGACAAAGAGGTTGATTAGTGTGTCACAGTTTTCCTTGTGACACATTTCTTATGATTAAAAGGAACCTGTACTATAGCCTAAGAAGCTTTGTATTTGTATATACTCTTAACAATGTAAATATTCAGAGTTCAAGTCTGGACTCGCAGTCAAAACCAGACCCTTGTACAGTAGCACCCTGTTTGGTGCTAGGGGTGGATGCCCCGCTATATAACCAAAGTGGTGATGTCGTTGAGACTCCCACAACAACATTTGTTGACGCAGCTACTGCTGTTGAAGGTTCGCCATCAATACAAACTGTGTCACAGGAAGCCATTTACGATGACGAATTGAGCTTGAGACATTTCTTCAGGCGCCCAGTTGAAATTGCAAATGGAACATGGACAGTGAATGGTGAACTCGACTTGGTGTTCAATCCATGGCAATTGTGGTCAACTAATTCTAGGATTTCGAATAGGTTGAACAATTTTCGAACATTCAACGGAGATTTGAAGGTCAAGCTTGTTATAAATGGCAATCCAATGGCATGGGGGTGTGCTCTCATGTCGTATTGCCCTTGTTCGAATCCTTCATTTCCGATGTCTTCTGATGTGAGATATTTTGCGCCATCTGCTTTCTTCCCAGATATTATGCAAGCTTCACAACGCATGCATGTGTTGATCGATGCTAGTACAAGTACTGGGGGTGAGTTGAGCATACCTATGCACGCTTTGTTTGACGGCCATGATCTTATGTCCACCCGGTTTAATAATTGGGGGGAAGTTTGGTTGAGGTCATTGAACACTTTGAGGCAACTCTCATCGACTAAGGCATTGTCGTACACAGTGTATGCGTGGTGTGAGAATGTCAAGTTGAGTGGTGCAACACAGACAAACATGCAGGGACTCGCTGCCCAATCTGGTGATGAACAACAAGGTTCGTTGAGTCAAAGTCTTGGAATCATTTCTAAGATAGCCGCCTCGGCAAAAATGGTGCCTGTCATTGGAAAGTGGATGACTGCTGCTGAAATGGCAGCTAAGTTGGGTTCCGATATGGCTTTTGCTATGGGATTTTCTAAACCCACAGATGAGGCCCCTTTTATTAGGAACGTTGATGTGCTGCCACATATGTCTCCACATGATGGTGTTGACACATGCCGTACATTGGGAACGTCTACTAATCAGCAGATGCCTGTTGACCCTTCAGTAGTTGGGTTCAGTGGGGACATGATGAATTTCGCAGAGATTGCTAAGATTCCGAGCTTGATTGATGTTGTCAATTGGCTTCCGTCAGATGCTAGGAATACTATTCTGTTTTCCATGCCTGTGACCCCTATGCTCAACGAGCCTGGCACTAGGCCGCTGCTTAATGCTACTGCATTGCAACTCACACCAATGGGATTCGTGGCGTCGAATTTTAGGTATTGGCGTGGTTCTTTAAAGGTGCGGCTGCAAATTGTGGCAAATGCTTTTCATCGTGGACGGTTGCTTGTGGTGTGGGATGCTGTTGGCAGTCCTTCTAGTCCACAGGAGCAAGTCACAAAGTGCATGATTGTTGACGTCGCCGAGAATCGTGATTTTGAGTTTGATGTCGGCTGGTCTACTTTTGCTCCATTGTGTCGCACTGCTATAACCACTGCAGATATGACATTGAGTCGATGTATTAATGCAGCAGGACAGACAGCAAACACGAATTTTCATAATGGTGTTATAACTGTATATGTGTTGAATGAACTTGTTACAAACGTGACTTCGACCACAGCAGTTGGTGTGAACGTGTGGGTCAGCATGCCAGATTTGGAAGTTGCTGAACCATACTTTGAACACATGAAACAGTTTGCTTTGTATCCAGCAGCACCGACTGTGGCTTTGTTGAAAGAAGAATTGCCTGCGGTCGAAGAGGAACCTCTTGATTTGCAGGCTGGTGTCACAGACTCAGAAGAATTTGTAACAAAGAGCTTTCCAGATTTGGTGCCGAAGGTGCCCAACACAACAGTTGGGTACACAACAACTGATGTCACCAGGAGTTTTCGTAAACTACTGAAAAGGTATAATTTCGTTCGGTTTGTTAGAAATAACATAACCTTTGCAGCTAACGAGTACACTTGGTTTCGGGATTATCACGCTACAACACCAGTGGCTTATGGGCCCGGATATAACATAAGTGGTTGGGATGGTACTGGAACTAACAAGCGAAAGCAAATTCCACTCACACCCATTGTCTGGGCCACTCAGGGATACACATATTGGAAGGGTTCTGTGCGCATGGGCGTATTAACGCTTAACACCCAGAACTTTGCCAATATTAGTGTATATCGTGGTTACGAGCTCGATACTCCTTTTTCTTCAGTAGGAACAACTCCGGTGGCTAATGCTCCGGCTACGTTGCGGACAACCGATAGATCTGCTGATGGTTATGTTCACATTGCTGATGCACGACTGCAGACTATTGAAGTTCCGTATGCTTCAACACGGCGCTTCCACCCAACAACTTTGACAACAACGACTGATACGACATTTGAGAATTCTGTTATTGTGGTCGAGGCTGATCGTACGACCACTGCAGCCGGAGTGGCAGATGTGGCCTATAAGTTGTACATGGGTGCTGGGGAAGACTTTAACTTATTTTGGTTTCGCGGCACACCTTGTTTGTACTATTACAGTCCTGTTTAATCCAACAGTTACAAAATGGATAGTTTCACCTACTTTAAGGTGCTGGTTGTGGGCCAGTGTATAGCCACAAGAATTGACGTTGCAGCGCGTCGCGCGGTTTTCCGCGTCCAGCTTTGCTTTGAAACAAAGGTTTCAACCCCAGCAAAGCTGGGGGGAATTTTTCCTAGTTGTTTCTTCTAAGCGAAGCAGGTAACCATAAGGTGAATGAACAAGATATTGCCCTTTGTTCTTCGCACCTGCTGTATGTGCA